AACAGTTCGTTGCTGTACACAAAACGGAGTTAGAGGGGGATCAGCAACAGTTCACTTCCCAATCTGGCACCAAGAAATAGAAGATATATTAGTTCTTAAAAACAATAAAGGTTCAGAGGATAACAGAGTAAGAAAGTTAGATTATTCTATACAGATATCTAAACTATTTTATGAAAGATATATTAGAGATCAAGAAATTACTTTATTCTCACCACACGAATGTAAAGATTTATATGAAGCATTCGGTATGCCAGAGTTTGATGAGTTATATGAGAAGTATGAAAGAAAAACATCTATCAGTAAAAAGAAGATAAGAGCACAAACTTTAATTAATGATCTATTAAAAGAAAGAGCAGAGACAGGCCGTATCTATATTATGAACATAGATCATTGTAATACTCATTCTAGTTTTAAAGATAAAGTTTATATGTCTAATCTATGTCAAGAGATTACACTACCTACTAAACCTTTAAAACATATTGATGATGAAGAGGGTGAAATTGCTTTATGTATTCTATCTGCTATTAACTTAGGTATATTAAAAGATAAAGAAGAACTAGAAGAACTATGCGATTTATCTGTAAGGTCATTAGAAGAAATTATAGACTATCAGCAGTATCCAGTAGAAGCTGCAAAGAAATCTACTGAAGCAAGAAGAAGTTTGGGTATAGGTTATATTGGTCTTGCTCACTATCTTGCAAAGAATAAAGTTAAGTATTCTGATCCAGAAGCATTAAGTATAGTTGATGAGATTACAGAGGCATTTCAATACTATCTATTGAAGGCAAGTAATAACTTAGCAAAAGAAAGAGGTGCTTGTGACTACTTTAATAAAACTAAATACAGCGATGGAATATTACCTATCGATACATATAAGAAAGATGTAGATACATTAGTAAAAAGAAAAAGTAGTTATGATTGGAATGTTTTACGAAAAGATATTAAAGCTCATGGACTTAGACATTCAACTTTGTCAGCACAGATGCCATCAGAAAGTAGTTCGGTTGTATCAAATGCTACAAACGGTGTTGAACCACCAAGAGACTATCTATCAGTTAAGAAAAGTAAAAAGGGAACTCTTAAACAAATTGTTCCTGATTATAATAGACTAAAGAATTTCTACACATTGCTATGGGATATGCCTAGTAACGAGGGATATATAAATGTTGTTTCTGTTATGCAGAAATACTTTGACCAGGCAATAAGTGGAAACTGGAGTTACAATCCAGAGAACTATAAAGATGGCGAGGTGCCAGTGTCAGTAATGGCAAATGACTTATTAACTACATATAAGTTAGGATGGAAAACTTCTTATTATCAAAATACATATGATGCAAAATCAGATGTAGATGAACCTACTCATTCAGTTGGGTGGCATGATGATATAAAAGAAGAAGAAATATCTAATGATGATGTAAATCAGGAAGAGTGCGAGGCGTGTGCAATATAAATGAGTAAAGTATTTAATACAAAAAAAATAGACTGGATGAAACAACCCATGTTCTTCGGTGAAGAACCAAATGTACAAAGATTCGATCAACAAAAGTATCCTATTTTTGAAAAACTAAATCAACAACAACTAGGTTTCTTTTGGAGACCAGAAGAGGTATCATTACAAAAAGATAGAAATGACTTTCAACAGTTATCAGACGAGCAGAAACATATCTTTACATCTAATCTAAAGTATCAAACTCTATTAGATAGTGTACAAGGTCGTGGACCATGTTTGGCATTCTTACCTTTCTGTAGTTTACCTGAACTAGAATCTATGCTTGTTGCATGGGACTTTAGTGAGACAATACATAGTCGTTCATATACTTACATAATGAAGAATATTTATCCAGACCCAACAGCAGTACTAGATACAATTGTTGAAACACCAGAGATTATGGCAAGAGCTGAAACTGTAACAGAGGCATACGATAAGTTTATTACATATGCTCATCAGTATCACTTGAATGAGAAGGGTACTTTAAGAGAAATGAAAAAACTATTATATCTTACTCTTATTAATGTGAATATACTAGAAGGTATACGATTCTATGTTTCATTTGCTTGTTCATTTGCATTTGGCGAATTAAAGTTAATGGAAGGTAGTGCAAAAATCATATCTCTTATTGCAAGAGATGAGAACTTACACTTAGCAGTATCACAAAACATTATTAATAACTATCGTAGAAACGAAAATGATGAAGAAATGTTAGACATTATAAAAGAATGTGAGCCACTTGTTTATGAAATGTATGATATTGCAGTTCAACAAGAAAAAGACTGGGCAACATATCTGTTTAGAGAAGGTTCTATGATTGGTCTAAATGATAAACTGTTAAATCAGTATGTAGAATTTATGGCAAACAAAAGAATGAAAGCGATAGGATTAAAAGGACCTTATGATGCATCAGCAACAAACAATCCATTACCATGGACTCAACATTGGTTGAATAGTCGTGGGTTGCAAAACGCACCACAAGAAACTGAAATCGAAAGTTATGTTGTGGGTGGCATCAAACAGGATGTAGAAACAGAAACATTTAAAGGATTTAAACTATGACAATAAACCCTAATTTAAAGACTGTATGTGATAATTGTTCTGCTAATTACATAGTAAAACATGATTTACCAGATGATTATTTAGAACAGTTTTGTCCCTTTTGTGGTGAAGAACATGAAGTACATGAAGAAACCATAACTGACATTGATGAAAACTGGAACTAACTGGACATATCAAGGTAATATAGTAGAAGAACTTCCGACTGGTTGTGAGGCATTTGTATATTTAATAACTAATCTAACTAACAATATGATGTATGTTGGTAAGAAGTTAGCAAAATTTAAAACTACAAAGCCTCCACTCAAAGGTAAAAAGAATAAGAGACGAGGCACAAAAGAAAGTGACTGGAAAACTTATTGGGGTTCATCAGATAAGCTTATTACCGAAGTAGAAAAACTAGGAGAAGATAGTTTCTCTAGAGAGATACTATACTATTGTCCTAGTAGAGGTGTTGCTAGTTATCTAGAAGCAAGAGAACAGTTTGAAAGAAAGGTCTTAGAAACAGATGACTACTATAACGGTATTATAAATGTTCGTATTGGTGGCTCAAAAATTTTAAGAGAATCGCTCAAAAAAATATCAAAAAATTAATTTGTCTAAATATGGATAAGTAAAGCTATTTTAGCAATACTTAATCCGAAATTTGATTTGATATCTCAAACTTCACAACACTAAGGCGTGATTATGGCACAGGTAAAAGTACTAGTAATCGCTGCCTCAAAGTGGTGGTATGATAATGTATCTCATAGATACGATCCTTCAAAACACTACTTTAGAGGTATCGATAAAAAAGAACAAAAGTAGAACAAACCACATCATATTTCACGCCCAAGGTGTGTAAAATGTGTTTCATATAGTGAAACAAATCAAATTATTTTCAATACCCCCTCAAAACCCTTGATTTTATTGACTTTTTTATTCCATTTTTTTTGGTTATTTGCTTGCAATATGACCAATTTCATGTATAATGGATACATAATCAATTAAACGAAAGGTTACATTATGAATAAAAACTTATATCAAACAACTTACGAAGAAGATACTTTAAATCTTGATCTTGAAGATAGACAAGTAGAATATACTTTTCAAACGCCTGAAGAAAATGAAAAAGAAAATGCAAGATTGAAAAATCTCGGCGTTAAATTTACTGTTAAAATAGTAGAACACTCTGAAATATCAAAGGGGGAACTATAATGAATAAATTTGACCATGAAAAAGAATACGATACAATGAGTGAATCAGTAAAGAAACTGATTGCTGATACTGAAACAAAAATGTTTGAGTTGATTGAGAACTATAATAATAATGTTGAGTTTGAAAATCTTTCTGAAACATTTGCCTCTGTAGAAACAGATGATTTAAGTAATCTGTTTGCTCAACTGAACGATTTTGTAAACGACTATACAGAATACGGAAGTTATGTCGATTTTGAACTTCCGAAAGATTATACAATTAAATAAAAGGAGACTATATTATGAAAAATCAAAAATATACTATATGTTATAAAAAACATGATACCAGAAGCTGGGATCATGTTGTCGTTAGTACTCACAAAAGTGCTGTTTCTGTTATCAACAAAATGATAGAGAGTTATCAATTCTCTGACATTAAAGTCTTTGATGAACACAATTCTTGTGTCAAAGATTGTCGCAAACTTGTTGATATA